TGAGAGAGGCAATCGATGTCGTCGAATTTGGTCCAGACGAAAAGAGCATTTGAAAGAACGTGCCATTAGAAGAAATAGACACTCTGTTTTGAGACCCCCCCATGACCGTTCGGTCGGCCACTGCGGAATACGTGTTTCCAGATGTCGTGTCTGCAGACGCCATTGAAACAGGAATTTGAGCGAGCAGCGTCGCGAGGGAGTATTGTCCGAGCGGGATGGCCGCAGTCAGAGTTGGCCCGCCAGACACAGCGACAAAATCCAGGTTTTGGTTTGCAACCGTTACAGAGTAACCGTACAAGAACAGAGATTGTGCACTTAGCGCCACGCCCTAGACTCCTATTTTTGTGTACTGGAAGTTAGTCGCATCGGTTTCGTTCCTCATGATTTCCATGAGGGTCCTTTGGCTTTCCTGAGTGTTTAGGTAATTCCCGGCTATGTTTATGCTCACCGTTCTTTGCACTTGCTGTTGCTGCTGAAGCTGTGTTGTTTGTTGAGCGGGTGCGGTCGCGGCTGTTGTCGCGGCCGCACCCCCACCGGCCGCGCCTCCGCCAGCAGCAGGAGCAGGAGTGCTAATCCCCCCGGCCAGAGAAGATACAGCCGCTCCAAACGCAACTAGAGCTCCGCCCGCGGCGACCTCTTCTGGCTTTAGGTCTCCTATTCCCCTCAGCACCAACATGGTCCCGTATTGGGTCGCCATGTTACCAACCATGCTAAGAAACGCCTTTTCCATGGCCTGCGCGGCCGACTTGGCCACGTTTTGGTTTTGAGCAATTGCTGTCCCAATCGCGGCGAACCCGCTAACCGCCGTGGTTTCTAGGCCCTTGTAAATCTGTTGCCCCATCTTGCCGTAGTCTTTAAGCCCGGCCGTGGCAGTGTCTCCCTCTAGCTTTGCGGCGTTCCCAATGCCCTGGTGCACGCTTTTTGAGTTGGCCAACATCTGCTGGTCAAGCTGCTCACGAAGCTTTAGATTGGTTTTGTACGCCTGGAGCTCCTCGTTATCGAATCGCTCTTTTTCTAGTTGTACGAGCTTTGCGCGGGAGATCTCGTCGTTAGCGTACTTTTTATTGATAAGGTCTATTTCTGTCTTTCTTCGGATGTCTGAAGCCGAGTATGCCTGTTCAACCTTGGCTATTTCTTGCGCTCGAGACTCTTGCCTTTTGGCGTATTCGGCGTTGATCTTTTCTATTGTGGATAGGCTCTGTTCTTTTCTTAGTGTTCCCTGCCTGGTTATTTCGGCTTCTATCTTGGCTGCGGAGTTCACGTTCTTTAGCTCAGCCTTGAGCTTCGCGTCCTCCGCCTTCAGTATCTCCTGTTGCTGCTTTACTCTGGCCTGTTTCTCGTCCTCTATGAGCTTGATGACATTGGCGGTAAACTTTATGTTGTCTTTTTGGAGTTTCTCTTGGTTTAAAAGGCGCTTCTTTGTAGCCTCGTCGTCTGCGGCAACCTCGGCATGAGATGTTTCCTTCGCCGATTTCTCGACCTCTTTGTTAATGTCCACTTGCCTATGAAGCTGGATTTGATACTTAAGAAGAGCCTGGTGTGCGGCCTCAAGGTTCTTTCTTGCCTGCTCCTCTGCAAACGGATCGTGTCCCTTTACGTTTTCATATGCCTTTTGTAAGCGCTTAACCTCGTCTTCTAGTTCCGATATCTTTATTTTTAACCGCTCTGTGTGTGCGGCGGCCTGTTCGGCCCCCTTTCCGAAGTTGTCTTTGATTCCTAGCGCAACTTCGTGAAACCACTTCCCGACCCCTTCTAGCGCCGACTTAAGAGTTGGGCCTATGTATGTTGAAACCAGTGTCGCGAAGCTTTCTCCCAATTCCTTTATGCCGGTCTTAAGGCTTATGGCCGCCTCTGTTGCGCCCCTTGCGTCGAGAGACACTCCGGCTAGAGACTTAGATCCAGCCTCAAGCGCCGCGTCTAAAATGGCCTGTTGTTTTCCTGCCTCTGAAAGCTCGTTTTTTGTTATCCCGAGACTGTCCGCTAGCTTTTGATAGGCGGCATTTTGATCTATCACTATCCCGTAGTGCTTGAGCATGCGCGTATTAGCGTGCGAGATAGAGTCGACCATGCCCTGGAAAACCGTTTGTACGTTTTCCCCGGTAACCAATGCGGCCTTCCTTGCCAGCTCTAATACCTCTGGAAGCTTAGATGCGGACGCACCCATGGCAATAATTGCTTTGTTTGCGATACCCAGGAGATCGTTCATTGGGATTAGGCCGCCGGACGCGTTTTCTAAGCTTGTCTTTAGCTGCCCGGCATTTATACCCGCCTGGATTGCTAGCTGGTTAAAGTAATCTTGCGTGCGCTGTATTTGCTCGCCCTCTATGGTCAGGTCGAGCGCAACCTTGAACGCCTCTGCGGCCAATGCAACGGCGCCAAAAACAGGGATTACATCGGATAGCGTGTCGACAAGACCCTCAAGTTTTGATGGATCTCCAATCCCCTCAACCACCGCGAGCGCCTGATTTCCGGCGTCAACGAAGTCGGCCGCATCAAGATCGAGTACAAATGAAATTTGACTCTCATCAGCCATAGCCCAGGTTCCTTCTTAGGCCGCGCCCAACCCCGCGCATAAGCGACATGGCGTCTTTGCTCCCGGCTTCTAAGACCATCCCGCCCGGCTTTTCCGGCAGACCGAGCGAGTCTGGATCCACGATCCTCGCGTAGCGTTTTTTGACCGACTCGTAGTATTCAATTTTCATGTTGTCCGCGATCAGGCTTATGTCGGCCAGCTCGCTATAGTGCCTGGCCTCCATTTTTGTGCCCTCGCGGTACATTGCGAAGAAGGTTCTAATCGGAGTGTCTAGCCACTGTCTGGGCGAGCCGCCATACCAGTGACACAGGAATGCGACCATGGGCACGAACCGAAATTGAGGGAAGCTTACCCGCCCAGGCTGAGTGTCATCTTTTTTTTTTCGGTGATCTCTTCGAGTCTCATGGGCTGTCCGGTCGCGTGCTTTATGATCAGGTTAATCAGCGCGTGCACCTGTGGAAGCTGCATGTCTCGCAAGAGATTTACCGTGAATGATGGGCACAAAACGGAAACGAATTTCTGATATGCCGCATAGACAGCCTCTTCTCCAAGCTTGTCTCCGGCCCGAGCCCGGTCCAAAAGATTTCCTGCTTCAGAAAGGGCATCTGAAAGCTCCATAAACGTCTGAGCACTTACGGGCTCGACCCTATGTAGCTTCCCCCGAAATCTAAACCCAACGGGGCGAGTTACCAGGTCGTCTAGGTCAACGACCATTGACATGTCCCGCTCACCCCGTGTTGGCATTATTTTGTGGATCATACCCCCCATTGCACGGCCTCAAATATAGTTTGCGGCGGTTGTAGCGATCGTGAAGCTATCCCCGACTGCGAATGCCGTTCCGCCCGTATTGATCGTAAACCCGATTTGGTCGAGTCCGTTTGCCGCACCAACGAAGCCAACCCCGACCGTTGCCAAGCCAAGCGCACCGTCTTGAGATCCGCTGACATAAAATTGCCCGCCGGTCCCTGCGGTCACGCATTTAAGGGTGACGTTCTGTGTTACTGTCGACGGGTTGTAAACCGATATTCCTGTCACGGTTCCGGTGCCGATGTTTCCGGTTGCCCCGGTCGCGGCGCCGGCCGATGCTCCCACCGCCCCGGCGGTCGGGTTTCCAAAGAGCAAGAAACGAGGCGGCTGAGTCGTGAAATCCGGATACATGTCCCAGTGGATTTTCATGACGATCTGCTTATCCGGGCCAAACTCGTACTCGGAAGCACCGTTTGCCGCGGCTAAGTAAACCGTCACGTCGCCAGAGGTGTCTGAGTTTGGACGGGAAAGCGGATGCAACACAAGAGCTCCAGCCAAGTCCGCTAACGATGTGCCAACGGCAGAGTCAAAATAGAAGTTAGAAAATCCGCCCTGGGTCACAAGTTTGTGTGCAGGAAAGATCTGAGCCCAGTTGTTAAGGTTTTGTGTTTCAGCGAGAGATGTTTCGATCGTGCATGTGAAACCAGAAACACGTCGGTCAATGATCGTCTTTCCAAGCTGATCTGACTTAAGCTCCGCGAGCTCTTCTTTGATTGTGACCTTTACGTTTCCAACCGTTGCTCCGAGGTCAACACCCTTGTAGGTTACTCGGCATGGGCTTAACTCAAAATTACCTGGTGTAATTGTAGACTGGCTAACCGAAACGCCGCTTCCCATTGAACAACCCTCCGTGGGTTAATGGTTGAGCGGCGATCCACAATGACCGCTTTAAACAAAATTTTCGATGTGATCCACTGTCAGCTGAAGGCTCATTTCTTTCCTGAATACGGCATCAGGGGCCTTCTCATCTTTTAAGTTGATGATTCCTGAAAACTGACACCTTTTCACCCTGCTAAACAGCCTAAGCGCACCGTCCGCAGTTGTCAAAGACACGTGGTGTAAGCACTGCTGTAGTGCGGCCTGGTATCTCCACGCCTTATCTATGAGTAGTGACTCCTTTCTGTCCTCTACTACTGCGGCAACCGTTGCCCGAATCGAAGCGTTTATATGATTTTGACCTATCTGAGCCTCGCGCAAATCCATGTCCTGAATGATAACGAAAATGGCAGGACACCTGTAGGCGCGAACGAAAACCTCATACTGGAAGTATTCTCTCGGAGGCTCGGTTGTAACGATCGGGTTTTGGCGATAGCTTCTCACGTTGGCAAGGGCCTGCGATATGTTGGCTTGAATCTGTGCTTGGATAAGATCGGCCGTGAGCTCGGCCCCGTTGTAGGCCCCGGTTCCCACTGTAGATAGGACTGGGCTGTTCCCGCTTGGGCCGGGTATTGTCATTCGCCACCGCCGAGCAGATACTTTGAAACCTCATCTCGCATGAGGTCTAGGCTTTCATCTGAGAAGATCATAAATGGGCGCTTCTCGTTAACAAATCGCGCATAGTCAAATGGGCGTCCGTCAGGGTTATCTCCAGACTCCTGTACTGACACGATCATTTGTGTGGGTGTAAAAAGCACGTCGTGGTTTCCGGTCCCGTATGTAAATGGGCTTCCAGAGAATCTCCCGATGACAGCGCCTGCAAGCATGCTTGTTCCGACTAGCATCTGCGTGCCCTGGTATGGGTAGCTTTTCCATGTGCCAACCGGCTCCCACGGACGCGGCTGGCCCTCTTTGTCAAATCCGTCTTTGCCTCGCCCGCCAACCCATTTATGCCTTACTCCGCCGCCATAGCGTTTAAGCTTATACTTGGCGTATTCTTGATTGAGATCGTCCCACTCGTCTCCCTCGGACGCGTTGTTTGTCTGAAATCTCTGAACCTGGAGCTTCTGGTAAACGGGATATACGCGGGCGAGCGCGGCCCGCATATCCTTGCCGCGCTCAATCATGTCTTTGAGTCTCTCGATCCCGCCCCCCTTTGATCGTATGCTGGCCCCGCTCAATTGTCGCCCCCAGTGCCAAGGCTCCTGACATTGCCTCGTATAGAGCCAAATAGGGGCTGTAGCGCACGGCCCTGCCTGGTTTCCATGTACTCGGTCCGGCTTGCTAACGCCTCGGCCCTAAAGTATTTGGAGAGGCTTAGGAAGTCGTTCGTCGTATAAGTCGGCGAGTCCTTTGGTGCGTCCTCAACCCGATAATCCTGAGACATGTACGTCCGCCAGCGCTGAGCCATCTTGGCATATCCCTGGCTTGCGCCATACTTGATCAATGCGTCAATAAGCGCGGCATTTGTTTGTGTGTAGTCATTGAACCCCTGCAACCATCGAGAAGACTGCTGTAGAAACGTGTCAAGCTCAGAGTCATCAAACCACTGGTAGTAATAGCTTGCCTCAACTATTGACCCCTCTTGCGGTACTCCCGCAATAGTGAAGGCAAACTCTCCGGTTTCTTGGTTGTCCCATCCAACGCTTGCCTGCAACACCTGAGACCCGTCCACATAGACGCCCTCACCCCCGGTCAGGGCCGTCGTGAAGTTTGTCACCCTTCTCCGAAAGAATGTTTTAAACTGGACGTTATTCCCGTCTATTTGCCCTAGGCAGCGATGACGGTAAACATAGCGGTCATCCCCTTGGTCGCTTAAAAGAAGCCTTAAATCGGCAATCCCGGTCTGATATGGGCCAGTCCCGTTTATCATTCGAGTTGCTCCAGTGCTTCTGCAATGGTTGTTGGAGCAGACCTAAACCCGTCTGGAGTAAAGTACTCGGCCGCTATGACCACGTACTTTAGACCGAGCTGTTTCATGATCTTTCTTTTCTCTTCGCATCGCTCGACCTGGCGTGTGTTTGTGGGCTCATCCACGTATAGGCCGCCCTTGGCGTCTGCATATGGATAGTACCTGCTCACAAAGCGCATGCCCGCATCCGAGTCCTCAGGATAATGCCTGTTTGCTTCGGGCCATCGGTAGTTACGGTAAAAAAGCGGATCGCCCGCGACCTTGTCTGAAACAGAAATCAGATCGCCGTGATTAATCCTACGGTTGATCTTTTCTAGTGCGCTTCTATGGGCCCGACTGGTTTTGTCCCCGTCTCCGTTTTCGCACAAAACCACGCCCTTGTTCTCTTTTGACGCCTCTGGCGCGACTATTTTTCTCATTCTTGACATGTTACCCCTCCACTAGGGTTGTTGTTGGACCGGGGTGTGTGGAGCACCCCGGTCCTGCTTTGCTTTTCAGGAGACAAAGCAACTTGTTAGGCCGTTCCATCCGATCCCTGCCACGCAAAGCGAGGATCGATATGGTCGGAGTTCGTACGAAGCCTGAGCCTCCACCGGATGATATCCCGGTCAAAGCTTTCTCCAGAATTTGGCGCCTCTTGCACCACGCTCGCAGCCTCTCTGATCTGGGTGACAAACCAGGGCTTAGTATCATCTATCAGGTACCATGCGGTGCTGTTTCCCGCCGCCGACCCAACTGAGCCTGTCGCATTGGTGAACATAAACCGGGTGACCGTAAGCGCTGCCACGCTTTCGATCGGGTTGATTGCGAACACGTTACCCGTGGTACCCGCGTTCGAACTTGGAGCTCCAGCAGTGATACCGCCTTGGGACGGATAGAAGCTCGAGTTGAGCAGGACCGCCGCATCAAACCTGTAATACGGCGAGATCAAGATCCGCTTAGGGTTGACCTGCATCTTGATGCCGAGCAGGTTTGGTTGCTGCATCAAAGCAATAATCCCGTTTTGGATATTGTTTTGAGTGAGAGTTCCAAACGAAGTCGGCCTATTGTACGCACCACCCCTAAGAGGAGCGCTCGATGAAGTCCAAGGATAGTTGGCCTCATACGACGGCTGGGTTTCTGTGGCCGGCACGATCAATCCCACATAGTTTGCCTGGACGCCGCCAGTAAACTTTCCAGCGAGCTTTGCGTAGACGATCACCTCTAACGCGAGCTTGGCATACTCGCCAAGTAAACCAGCCTGTTTCGCGAACTGGCCGGTCTGATCGTCCTCGAGAAGTTCCCACTCGACGGCAAACATAGTGCCATACTTTCGGTTCTTGAGCTTGATGTCCAATCCAGCAGCATGAGATTCACCGAAAACCTCTTGCCTTCCAACCTCACGCAGGAAACTTACTCCATGCAAGGGCGCATGGAGCTCCGTATCCTTGGTTGAGTTTATCGTAGAGACCCAGCTCTCAAAAGTCGTGTCGACAGTTTGATACATGCTGTTGACCAAGTTTTGAATGCCTGCGCGAAGGACCTGCACAAAAGTCGAACTAGAGTCCGCTTCTCGAAGGGCGCTCTTAACGCTTGGGAAACCGCACTTCTTAGCGACCGCATTCCAAGAGAACCCGGCTTCATGAACCGGAAACTCTTTCGTATCGGCCATGTCAAAACCAGTAATCTTGTGGAAACGATTTCTGAGACTCATCATCTCTTCATTTTCCCAAAGATTCTTTTGAATGGCCTTGACGTTAGACTCTCTGGCCTTGTTGATCTGAACAACCTTGCCGTCGCCGCGAGTCCAGCTATCTGACTCCGACATTTTCTTGATCTCGTTTAGATCAAGCATTGGTTTCTGTTTCGGTTTCATTTTTCATTCCTTCCTTAGAAGCCCATTGTTCCAGAGGCGGCCTGATAGGTTTGTGCGACCAGGAAGTCCCCGTAGGTTCCGCTTGCGGCAGACGTGACCGAAAGCCCCTGAAAGATTGCAACAGGGTTGCCAGTGACAGCGGACGTGAGGGTCTGCGGGTCGCCGGCCAAGTATGCCTTTGCTCCTGCCGACCAAGAATCTCCGCTCTTTAGCGCCATGCTAAACACGTTTCCATACAGCGGTCCCGCCGCATCTTCGATAGCCTGAGACGCATCAACCGCGGTTCCTTGATATGGAGACGGCATAACCCCGTTGGTCATGCTGTTAACCGCGACCCCAGTCACTATCGACGAGTCTCCAGACCCCGTCACTGGGCGAAGGACTCCGGTTGAGTCCACGCACAGAATGTCTCCCTGGTTCCATGTACAAAGCGTGCTCGACGAGATCACCGGGCGGATGCTCGCGAACAATGATCTGCCAGGGGCTACTTCCCTGATCAGGTTGTTATTTGCGACTGACATAGTTATTCCTTAGTCCTTTCTTTTTTACTTCACGCAGTCTTTAAAGCTGATCACGTTGTCCGAGTCGGCCTCGCGCAGCCGCCCGGAGCTGTTTTCTGAAAACAACGCGGAATCGTCGTCATTGGCTTCCTCATCTCGAGCGTTTGACCCCTTCGTGAACACACTCCAAATCTCTTCGACGTGCGCGATGTCACGGGGCTTTCCGAGCGCCTCGCGAAATTCCTTGATGAATTCAGGACTGTGATCAGATGCGGCAAGCTTCTTATCTAGGTAAATTTGAACCTGGACCTTGCGGTTAGATTCCTTGAGTCTTGCGACCTCGGCCTTGAGCGCGATCAACTCGCGCCTGGATTCTTGAGGCATCGGGGGTCCTTTCTTTGCTTTGCCAACTGGAGGAGCCTGAGGCCCATCGCCGTCTTCGGACTCTTCATGTCCTTTGGCTTCCTCTTCTTCTTCTTGCTTATGTGCTTCCTCATGGGACTCTTCTTCCTCTTCCTCTTGCTTTGCCTCTTCTTGCTTCGCGCACATGCTTTTTCCGATGGCAGCAGCGGCCTTCAGGTGGTTTCCAGCGGCCTCGTAAGCCTCATGGTCTTCTTTGCCTGCCTGCTTGTGATACTCGAAGGCGTGCTTCGCCATCTTCATCGCCTCTTCCTCGTCGGCCCCGTGGTCATCGCCGAGATATTGGCCGATCATCTTTTTGAAGAGGGCCACGTCTTGCGCGGCGTCCGCATGGTCCTGCTGTCCGGGCGGCTGACCTCCGGCGGCGTCTCCATCCTCTTCCTCTTCTTCTTGATAGGCTTCGCGCGCGCGGGCACGGGTGGCCTCGATCTTCTTGGCAGGCTTCTTTTTCGTTTTCATCGGAGATTTATTCCTTTCCATCATGGTTAAAATCTTCCCCCCGGCGCCTGCCTCGGTGACGAGGTCAACGCTGACCGCATCTGTGAGGGCGGAAACCGGACGGATCTCTTCAATTCCATCTGCAAGAGCCGCTTGAAGTTTTTGGAGCGCGTCATCTGGCACATCGCCAGACCGAATGAACTCGTCCAGGTCAGAAGACCCAGCCTCGCCAGACGCGTTAATAGAAAACCCGACAAATTCGGCGTTAGAGTATTTTGTCGAGTACTCTAATGCGTTCGTCAAAAGTGACCGAGCCCAATCGAAGTGCTCGCCTTCGCAAAGGATGAGCGTCGCCTGTAGCTGCCCGCGACCATTCTCTTCCACATACTCAACGTCTTCATAGTGACCGAGTATGTCTCGAGTGGATCTCTCTGGATGAATCTGTTCCTCGATTTGATTCGGATGATCCGCGAAGCACTTAACTCCCTCAAAAGAATCAACAGAGTTTTTGAGGCAATCTTTCGTGTAATAGAAGCAATCGCGAAGGTTACCCAGGCCCTCTTGGATCAGTAGAACTTTGTACTTGCCCCCTCCGCCAGCGGTTCCATCCGCCTCTCTAAGCGCGGTCTTTACTCGAATCTTTACTGACTCAGAGGTTGGTTGCGGCGTCTTGAGCTTCTTTACATGCGCGTGCTTTGGCTTGTGGTGCTTTGGCTTTTTTATGACCTTTGGCCCCTTTGGAAACCCGGACGCCTCTTTGTCGTCGTCTCGGGTCTGCCTAAGGAATGCGGCCATGGTTGAGCCGGCATCTGCCTCTTTCATCCCTTTCCTCTCCAGTGTGTCGTGCCAGTGACTCGGTCTTTAAGCGCGGCACAAAATGCGCCAGGATCTGAAACGTGTCCGTCGATTCTATCCATGCACTTGTCTACAAAACCCGGAAGTGGATCGTCTCCGGCCTCTTGTGCCGCAAGGGCCTCTTGTGTCAGTCCCTTTGCGATATCTTTGGCCTCTGAGCTCATCCCGGTGAGAGACTTGGCAAACTTAGACCGAGACGCCGCGGTCCATCCCTTGGGCAAGTCGTGCCACTGACTGCCGTCGCTGTCTCCGTCCTCTTCCCCCTTGACCACGTCTGCGGTATGCAGTGCCCCGCCCATGGAAATGGGAATGCCGGTTTTTGTGCTCAAAAGAACGCCGCCCATAGCTGGGCCGGGAATAGATTTTTCTTCTTTGATTTTAAAACGCATTTGGCACCGTGACTCCCATGGTTTGAAGTTCTGATTTAGGGAAAACCCTAACCAAAATCTCATCCTTGCCAGTCCCGGTGTTGTTGCTGATGCGAAATGGAACCATGTCTACATCCTTGAGACTGTATCCGTTTTCCTTGCAAACACGCTCTAGCTTGCCGAGCGTGAAAGCCTCTTTGCCATAGCGCCAGTAAATCCTTTGCCTAGCTAAGTCTTTTCTCCCGACGATCATCGATCGGTCGATAGACTCAAAAAGCGCATCTGGACGCTCTCTATATTTGTCAGGGTTCTTTCTGAATTCGTCAAATGAGGGGAAACTGCCTTCAGATATCAGGACTGCCAGGCAGTCCATTGCCTCGTCTTCGTCAAAGGGTGGTGTCCTGTTGTTTGATTCCACGTTTTTCCTCCGATGAAAGTCCGGCGGTCGATCCAATCGACCCGCCTGTAGAAAGCGATCCATCGCCTTCGCCGCCCGCCTGGCCCGGCTTTTCCCCCGTTGGGATAACCCCGCCTTGCGGACTTAAAATCCCAGGATCCAATAACGGCATTGGAATCTCTGGAATCTCTTGCTTCATGTCCTGAAGCTCTGTTGAATAGTCGTATTTCTGTGCCTGGAACTCTTTGGCTGCCATTGTTGCAACGCGCTGCGGGCTTAACCAGCGCATTTGTTGTGCAAGCTGCAGGTCTTTTAGCTTTGCCGATCGGTCTTGCGTGATGAGCTCAGGGAATATGATGTCACAGTCAACGCTTGGAAGTCCCGCGCGTTGCATGCAAAGATCCCAAAGCTTTTTGATCACGCCTCGCTTTAGGATCTCTCGCCTGTGCTCCATTCTCTTTGTGACAGGCTCTGTCGCCACAAGGGCGGACGCTCGGGTTTGTCCTCCAGAAAGGTGGGTACCCAGCCAGGACGTAGGAACACCATACCCAGCGCAGATCATAGAGAGCGCCCACTGAAGCACGTCGCTAGAATGCGCACTCGCCTCTTTGTTACCTAGGTACGCCCTGGTTATTCCTTTTGAGTGAACAAACTCGGATCCGGCTGGAGGTATCGTCCCTAGAGCTTTTTGATCCGCAATGTACGCGTCAATGTCTGTTTGATCGCCCTCTACGGTTGTGTCTAAAGACCATGCGGAGATCTTTTCAAGAGATATCATCTGGTAGTCAACGGCGTCTCTTAGGCGCTTAAGGTAGTTGAATATCGGAAAGAAATCCGAGCGCCCGCGCTTCTCGTTTGATACACCATTGATTCTAAGGTGCATGATCTGATCCGCAGGGATCTGACGATAGATGAACTTGAGTGTTGGCTGAATGTTTTGAGGCATGGGAGGAGAGTCTTTGTCTACTCCGA